AGGTGCTCAATCTGATCGATGCGGCGCAGGAGCTGGTCGACTTTGTCATCTGAATCTAGCGTCTTATACCACTGTGTGGGATGGAGGGACGAGGTGAGGAAAATCCGCTTGGGGCTCCAGTAAACGGAGGCGCCCTTCACCTGGACGCGGATGTTGGGGTACCCATCGAGGATCGTGAGGAGCATCCCGAATGGGACCTGACCGCGAAACTCCTCGAAGAGGACGGTCTCGTGGCCGGCGTAGCCGTCAAACCACTGGCCCATCTGGGGCGTGTGCACGTAGAACTCATGGAGGTTGGAGTAGGCGTGCTCGTCGTACACCCGACGAGTCTTGTTGACGCCTGTCTTGCCATAATAGCAAATGACCTGGGGCTTGTCGAACTTGGTGCGACGGCGACGGGACGCCTGGTAGGCCTCGAAGAATTTCTGGTGCTTGGCGAAGACGCCGAAATACTCGCAGTCGGCCATGAGGGCCTCGACATTCTTGCCTTCGTCGATAGCCTCTTTGACTGAGATAATGGTACTGTTGGTGCCCTGGCCCTTGGGGCATTGGGCGGCATGCTCCGCCTCGGTCGGAGGCATGCCATGTTGCTCTCCGGAATTCTCCTTGAAGCAATAGCCGACCTTGCCATCGTGGCCGGTACGGAGCCAATAGTCGGGACCTTTGGCTGTGCCGGGGACAAACACCGCTGCACCAGGACACTTGCGTTTGACCTGTTGGAGCGTGTGGGGCCGGCAGGTCCACAGGTACCCCTGCAAATGCGGGGTGCCAGTGGATGGGGCTGTCTCGCAGCCCCATGCAACAAATTGACAGAACGAAGTGGTAAACGTTTGGTAACGCTTCACATCGTCCGCACTGTAATTGTTGTGAGTAAAGCAAAAAGATTGGTGCTTGGGCACTGGAGACATTTTTTACTTTTTTGACTTCTTTGATAAGAAGTGGTCAAGTAATATAACCATGACCACATTAAATTTTGGGACGCCTTATACGAGTTTTCATTTTTGCGTCCAAGGGCAAATGTGACGCTGCACGGATTTTCATTTTCATTTTCTTCTGACGCTGCAGAATCAGAAAACGGCCGCCTGGCCGGTGGGGTCACGCCAGCACACGGTGCGGGTCGCTGAACAGACGACGTCTTGGACATCGCCTTGGAGAGGGTCGGAGGCCGAAATGAGACACCAGTATGGCGCGCCAAGGGATGAGTTGAGGGGGCCCCAGTTCCCCTCCTGGACTTCCGGGACGCCGGATTGGGCTGTGCCCACGGGAGCGGTGAGGCTCTGAGTGCGGACGTGGTCCATCTTGATGTAGATCGAGACGAAGCGGCTGTTGCCAGTGGTTCCCTGAACCGTGCCGACATTGGCGTCGGGACGGCTCGAATTCATGTACACCTGTGGAACAGAGCAAGGTTGAGCGCGCCCTGGGGGACGGGGCGCGGGCGTTTGCAGTGCTACGCACCCAACGGGTCATCTTGTGGTCGAAGTACTGCTGCGAAATCTTGTTCTGGCATTCGGCGAGGCCACCGAAGGCACCGAGGGAGCCGGGGAGGATCAGAGACGGGGTGATGCCGGCGTTCGGAGTGAACGCTCGGGTCTTGGCACGGAAAACGTCGATGCGGATGCGCGTGTCCGTGAGACGAAGGTTGCCTTCGAATTTGAATGTGATCTTCTGCCAACAGGCGAAAATCTTCCCCGAATTCGGGATGTCCTTATTGACATGTTGCCAGTAGGGGTTCTGGCCAAAGAATGCAGGAGGCTCAGTCCACATGTTGACTGTCTGCAGGTTACCAGATGTATCTTTCTGATACCAGAGCCCACCGATGGTGGGAGGAGAGGTGGTGGGGTCTCCTTTGCTGAAATCGCCCAGGTCGAGCAAAACGGGACGCCCGTTCACGGGGTTACAGTTGCCGCGGGACGACTGAAAATTCTTCTGAACGCAGCCGTACTGGCTCATCTTAAGCTGTTGAATCATGCGGCGGTTTGTGTTAATCGCGAGCGCATTCGTGCGACCAGTCTTTCGGACGCTTCTCTTAGGCCTGGAAGGGACCGGGACAGCCTTCTTGCGGCGAACAGGGCGAGCAGACACACGACGACTGCCAGACCGTCCTCGTTTGCGCATTCCATAAGCCATCAGGTGAGGTGCTCAATCTGATCGATGCGGCGCAGGAGCTGGTCGACTTTGTCATCTGAATCTAGCGTCTTATACCACTGTGTGGGATGGAGGGACGAGGTGAGGAAAATCCGCTTGGGGCTCCAGT